AAACCTGTTTTGTTGGCGATTGCATAGCCGTCCTTTAAAGTCGTAACTGCGAGCCAGTTTGGACTGTCCTTGTTGGTGATTCGATAGAAACAATCATAAGAAACACCACCAGCAACGAAAACAGGGGTTTGCTTGTCGTATTCTTCAAACGTCACTATATTTTTAAGCTCGCCATCTGCAGACATTAAAGGTAAATACACTTTGCCGTTTTTGGCTTTGTAATAATCATCAATCGGATCACAACTAGATAATATCTGATTGCACATTTCTGGCTCTTCGCAATGGTCTTTTAACTTCCTTATGCTTGGTGCTCTCTTTTCGTTTCTCGCTATCTTTGCGGGGTCAGTCATTTCAATCTCACCACCTAACGACTTGATAGCGTCAACAAAATCCATTTGCGCGTATTCTGTCAGCCAGTCGATAACATCACCTTTAGCGCCACAACCAAAACAATAGTAAAACTGCTTATCCTCGCTAACCGTGAAGCTTGGCGTTTTCTCACTATGAAACGGGCAGCAAGCAGAATGGTTTTTCCCGTTTTTCTTTAGGCGCACATAGCTATCAATAATATCAACTATGTTTACCTGGCGTTTTAAACTGTCAATATCATGCTTATCCATCACTTCAACCTCGGGTTAAGATAAACAGACTGACCATCAACCACACAATAATTAAGTTGCTCCATTTCTGGCAGTACATCCTTAATTTTTTGCGTCATGTTGCGGCTACCTTTAAATGGCTTTTTATGTTTCACCAAATCGCGTATTGCTTGCACGCTGGTTTTAGTCTTGCCACGCGATGCCATACCATTAAACACTTCAATTAACTTTTGTATCTCAGACTTTGCGCCAACATAACCCATATAATCAGCGCTATTTATGAATGTTTTGGCTAACTCATCAAATATACTTATAGCCCAATATACGTAGTCATCTGAAATGGTTTTATTTCTATCTGCGCCGTCTTGCCATTGGTCGACGGTATGCAGTACAGCGGCTAATTTTCTAACCTGTTTGTCGGCTTTACCAATAAAGCCCGTTGTTAAGTTATGACTGTTAACGCCGTCGTCTCTCATTGTTGGCTCAAGCTTTGCTTTGTAGTGTCTTATTACTTCCTCTGCATCTTGGCTAAAATTAAGCTTTACGTCTTTTTCGTTAATGATATTCACAGCTAACTGCTTGTAACGCTCATACATTGAATTATCAAACGTGTATTTCTGATAGTGGTCTCTGTCACCAAGTTTTGATTTTTCAGACAGCATTAAAAACCGCTCAGTTAAACCGCGACCGCTAGCACCTGCAGCAAGTAAGGTGTCTATTGTGTCATCTTGAGCAATAACGCTAATAGATGCGCGCACCTCGCCTGTATAACCGTTACGGCTAACGCGATCGGATGCATACCACTCACCATCCCAAGCTTTCAATAACAGCTCAACGTTTGATTTGTTCTGGCCATCACCATAAACGCTACCCACAACCACGTTAACCGCTTCGGCTTCTGCAGATACAATATTGAACATTCCGTCATTTTTATCGAGGCCCGCGTCAATGGCTTCAATAGTTGAGTTAGTTACTGCGGGAGACCATTGTGGTATTTCATTCAGCCTGATTTGCTTTTGTTCAATCTGGTCAACTATTTCCTCTTCGTCGTATTTATCCGAGCCTTTACCCATGTTTTCAAGCTGGCGTTCTTTGCGCTTAATTTCTCGCTGCAGTTGGCCACGCTCTTTCTCATGCACATCATTTAAAGCTTTGTATGCTTTTAATATTGGTGTAAATAAACGCCGATTGACTTCTGATTTTCCCGTGCTTGGTGGTTGTGCGGTAATGACATACAGGCACACTGGCAACTCAGAAAACCCATATTCAATCTTAAACGCTTTTGTCATTGCCGAAGCTATACAGCCAATCGCGTGCAAAAATATGGTTGAGCGTGGAAACTGCAAATACCCATCTATTCCTTTTGCTAATTCCGTCAATAAATCACCTCTCTGACTTACGCAAATGTCAGGAGATTCTATTTTTTTCGCCTCACTAAAATCCAAAACCTCTGGCCATAGTGACGGCTTGTTAACGTGTGGACTATGCACATGCACAGCAGCAACGTGATTAGGCAAGTTGTTTGCTGCAGCATAATCGAGAACGTCGTCCATTATTGGCGCGTTATGCTGATACATAAACTAAACTCCAAACCATTCATTAACGTCTGGTCTCATTTCCTCTTTTGTAATTACACCTCTTACCTTTTCGTGGCTTTCTAAAGTGATTGCTGCAGTTGCGCTAATCTTCCCACGAGCAAACCACTGATAAACTGTTTGACGGTTAACGCCACACGCTTTCGCTATCTCTGATTTATTAAATTCAAAGCACCGCCAGATGACACCGAGAGCTTTTTTGTGTTGCATTTTAATTTCTTCTGAATACATTTTTTGTATCTCCTATTGCCAATGTGAAATATCAGGTCTTACTTGCTTCTTCTTGAGTTGGTTATTAACCTCATCAGTATCTAAAATAGTCTCTACATGCATCTGACCAATTACGCCTTTGTTGTACCAGCCTCTAGCAGTCTTTTCAGATACACCACAAGCTTTAGCCACTCGCACAAAGTTATTATTGAATTGAGCAAATATAAAATTAGTCGCTCTTCTGCACTCTCTCTTTTCTTGCTGCGTTGCCACTCTAGCCATGATTTACTCCTGTTTGCTAAGTTTCGTTATTATAGACATGTTACCATTATTTTATCAATAGCGTTTTATTGTAAATGCTTAAAAAGGAAGTTTTAGCCTAAAAAGGAAAGAAAAGGAAGAACTCTTCCTGCTCTGTAGCCTGCGTATCTAAAGGGGTTGGCTATAAAAAAAGGAAAAAAGATAGATAGATAGATACTTATACTTACTTACTATTATATTTATATATAGCGTTATTTATTTTTATACCTGTAGAGGGGGTGTACTACCTAAGACCCGTTTTCCTTTTTTTGACACTAAACCCTTTGCTGGTAAGGTCTGAAGAGCAGGAAAGCAGTTTCCTTTTTTGTTCCTTTTGGGTTCCTTTTAGATACTTTGCATACAAACCGCCCTTACATAAAAAAGCTAAAATGGTCATTTTGTGTAATGTTTGACCTGGTATGACCAGTTATAAAGGTACAAATAAGTGTTGCACTTATCTGTGACTTTGCTATTATGTATACATCAACAACGGGAGAGAAAAGAAATGAACTACACAAAAACACAAATCAACGAAGGTATTAACGGTAGCGGCCAAAAAGTTTGGGTTCTTTACACTGAGCGCACTGGCTCAAAAGGCCAAACCATACGCCACCAAGAAGTATTCAAAGTCAAAGGCGAAGCGGAAGCGTACTTAAAGGCGAGCGCATAATGCGTCGCCGTATGTGCTTTCGTTGTGGCTCGCACCTACCCACAACTGATTTTGACGATTCGCAAAAAGGTAATCATTCACCATGGTGCAAAACTTGTATTACATGGCCAGTTGGGCAAATACCAGTTAGAGGTATGCGTTACCGCGAATACATTGATTTTAAAATTCAACAAGCATTAATAAAACCTAATCCCAGAATGGTACACCCTGACCAATTTAAAAATAACAACGAGGAGGTGAAAAAGTGATTTGCAAAAATTGCGGTGAAGATATGATTGGAGACGGTTACAGGTCTCGCATCCATTGCCCTAATTATGAGGGTGAGGACTGCGCACCAGATGCAGATGCAGCTTACTGCGGTAAACCTATGACCCCACTAAAACAACTCACAGACGAAACGAAAAGCAACGCGGCAAACGCCAAGGCTTTGAACTTACACCCTCACCAACTTAAGCGGTGGCTCGATAACGATGCGCATGTTAACCAGGCGGGAGAGGTGTTTATTAAGACTAAGGGCTTAATCATCCGACCAGTTAGTCAAACAAGTTGACACATAATTTGCATCGTGTATATTTAACGCATGGCCGTGAGAAGCCAAACAAGCAAGAATAAAGCAACCAATGCATTTTACACTGAGGTCATCTTGTAGGCCAATTCTCACCAGTGTTGAGTGTGTTGGTTTTTTTATGGGTAAAATAAAATGAAAGAATATTGTGTTTACATATACCGCCAAAATGGAAAGGCTATCTATGTTGGAAAGACAAGCAACCTCAAAAAGCGGGATGCTACGCACAAGAGGGAAAAGAATTGGTATGAGTTGCATGACTCTTTGGAGTATGCCGTTTGCGGAAGTGATGCGGAGGCTTTTGCTCTTGAAGCGCAACTAATAAAGCAACTAGACCCAAAATTTAATATAGCTCAACCTAAAGTGAATAGAGTTATTTCTGAGTTTGAGTTTCTTGATGTGGACATATCCAATCAAGATGAGACCCCAGCACAACAAGCCAAGGCGGCTGGCTTAAAGTCGCTAAGCACTGTCAGTGAGTTAACGGGTGTTAGCCTGCAGACGTTAGGTAACTGGCACAAAAACAAGCCGCAGCTATTCCAGGTTGTATTGATGGGCTGTGTAGCGGTTAAGGAGCAAACCAATGTTTAAACAAACCTACACCCTCGCTATGGCCTTCTTTTGCGGAATGGCTATCGAGCGCGGAGATTATTTCATTGCGTCTGTGTGTGTGATTGCGGGCGTTGTTGGTTGGTATGTAATGGGAGAGGAAGAGTGCTAGCTTTTATCGGTTTTATCTTTTGGTTTTTGTTTAATGTGTGGCTTTCGCTTGCGTCCTTGGCGATAGTTTTAGCTCCTATAAGCGTGGGCGGGAGAGATGTGTATTTGAGTGAGGCGCTGGCGTTTATCGTTTCAACTTCGCTGTGCGTTTTTAGCTGGTACAACTTAGTTGCATCAGTGAGTATTAAGTTTAACTAGTTATTGGGAGAGGAAGAATGAGTGAATTAAATAAGTTGTTTGAACATGCGCCAGAGGGTGCGGTTGAGTTGAGGGAGTATTTTAGTAACGGGTATTTTAGGTGGTTCAACAAAGGCCGAGACGCGTGGGGTGGTGATGAGTGGTTCCCAACTGGATATGAAGAGTATAGAGCCATAGCCACACGACCACAGCCAGAGCAAAAAACGGTTGAGGAAAGCGAGCCAGAGTGGACGCATATTATTGAAGGGCGCAAATGTAAGATTGTTCTCAATGAACCAGACGTAGACGAGGACATAGTTGTTTTGCGCGAGAGTGGAGCTTATCATTTTGCTTGTTATGATCAACTCAAACCCATCAAACCTACAATCAGCACCGATAGGGCGCTAGGGCTAATGAAAAAAATGTGCCCAGATGAGTGGACAGCAGTAGAGAAGAAGTACGATATAACCAACTAAACACATCCGACCACCTTCCCCGATTTTTCTGGTAGGGTGGTTGTTTTTACAGGAGAGAGAAAATGAGAATATACAAAACAGACTACGGGTACCACCTAGTTATTAACCACGACATAACGATTGCGTTTGATGAGTTCGAGAAGTCACACACAGGCTTAGCGCTAATCAAGAAAGGTAATTACGCTGGCTCATTGAGCTTTGACGCAGCAACAGAATTCTACAAAGCATGGAGGGCAATGTGATGAACAGTAGTTTAATTCCCTTTATCCATGTTAAACAGACAAAAAACAGTAGAGTAATGCCGATATGAGCCCACACCAACTACAAAACGCACTCGACGTATTACTCGACGGCGACAGCGTCAACGGCGTATCGTGTAACAGCGTGTATGCGTCTATGGCAAGAGATAACAAGTTAGTAATGGAAATGTTCGAATTGCTTCACGGAGGCGATTCTAACGACGCACAGGCGCTATTCATGCGCGAGTTCAGAGAAGCGGCTAGAGATGCGCTGACTGAGGCTAGAACGGCAGATGTGGAGGTTGAGGTTTATGGAAGCTAAATTTACTAAAGGAGAGTGGTCAATACAAGGCGAAACATTGTGGTGCAATAATTTGCCTGTCTGTGTTTTGGGTGATTCTTGGGTTACATTCAGCAACGCTGAAAACAACGCCCACCTAATCGCCGCAGCGCCTGAGATGTATGCGATGCTTGAGAGTCTCGCTGACTGCGATGAGAACCAGATGTACAGAAAGGAAATAAACGAATTGCTAGCCAAAGCGCGAGGTGAGTCATGCCAAAAATAATCACAATCCAAGATAGTAATATCACGACGATAAACGGAAAGGAGCGCGCTTTATTGCGCGCCCTTGAAGATACTAGCGTTGATTCTCACCAAGCTATTGCAGATAAACTAGGAATAAGCGCGGCTTGTGCGTGCAACTGGGTTAATGAGTGTAGCTATGAGGTGTCTGTGCGATTAGCTAGCAACAAGCGAGCGAATAAGAAATCTAACTTTCATCAGTTAGCCGAAAGAATCCGCAAGCATAAAGAGCGCGGACTATCGAACACCAAGGCTTACTGCTTGGAAGGGGTTACGCGCTATACGTTTAACCGTTATATAAAGGAGTTGATGTAATGCCAAGCGTAGCAAAAAGAGAATTCCCTAAATTCGAGCGTGACGGTGGACGCTTGCCGCCATTAATCCGCGAGCTGTATTACCATGTCTGCGATTCGGATTTAACGTTTGTTGACGTGTCAAAAAAGAGCGGCGTGCCTATCGATACAATAGCGCGATGGTTTAACCGAGGGCAAGAGCCTGGGTTTTTAAACTTTGTAGCTGTGGCAAATGCGGCGGGTTATGAAGTGCAACTAAGTGAGAGAGAATCATGAGCAACGCATACATACCAGACCAATTGCACCACATGAGCAGAAAAGAGCTGCTAGAATTTGCACAGACAGTGCATGAAGAGAATGTGAAGTTGAGCAAGCGGTGCGTACAATTGGAGCGCATAGCAGAATCGGCAGCCTATGAAGCAGCAATGAGCGTTTCCAGCGAGCAAATCGAGAAGATAAAGCAAATGGATAAGGTAACAGCGCTTTCAATTAATCATCATATTCACCAGTTTAAAAGGTACATAAAATCCGTTGCAATCACCGCAGTACAGCAACAACTACGCAAGGAGCAAGAGAAGTGATTGAAAAATTAGAATGCAATTGTATAGAGGCATACAAGACAAGAAAAATGCGTGACCCGAATTGTTGTGCTTGCTCGTGTGACCACAATGATTTAGTCGACCAACTAGCAAAGGCTAATGAGCGTGTTAAGGAGTTGGAGGCGAAACGCGATGCAATGTTTTCATTGTCTTTAAATGTTTCATCTGAATTACACACAATACGAAATAGGCTTTATTACTTGCGAGAACACTCGCCGGAATCAATTGATGAAATGATTCGATTGGAAGCAATAAAGCTGGCTGACGGTGCCAAACAACTACGCAAGGAGCAAGAATGACACTCCACACAGACCCACTAACGCACCTAATCATTGGGCTGTTGCTATCATGCTCGGGGCTTTTGTTCATGTTAGCGCTTAACAGTTTAATCAAAACCGTTTGCAAAGCTACGCGTAGACGCTACAATAGAGACTCATAGTATTACTCTCCCTGTAATTGACCTGCTTCGTGCAGGTCTTTTTTTATGTCTGCTAAAAGCGTATACTTGAATTATTTAGGGCGCAGCCTGCCCGTTAACTTTTTTATGGGGTAGATAGAATGCAACTCGCCACAGCTTTTAATAATTTTCCAAGGCTAGACGACAATCACTCTTCGGCAGACACAGCACTTAGTCGATGGACTCAAAACATAGGTGTTTCGGGAGCAACCGACCTTATTGTAAGTTTTATGGCGGGTAAGTTTTCTGATGGCTCAAGCAACTTCATACCTTTGCTAAATAACTATACAGTTTCAAATTGCTACATAGAGTACAACGGGGTAGCGGTACAGGTTACATTTGACGGGGGCGGCATTTCCAAACTCGTGACGGCAGGCGGTTTTGATGTTCAGTCTGACGCTGTTTTGGCTTCAAGTTTTGGCGTATCTGAGTTTGCACAGGGTGCCGACATTGCCGTTAAGTTTATCATGGAGGGTGACGCGCTGGGTGACAAGTTCCCAAATAACGGAGTGTGGCGAACATCCAACGGTAATCAATCCATTTTGTACGATAGAGCGCTTTCAACTGTTGGCAATATAGATGGTGTTGGTGAGGCTACGGTTACGGGAAACCCGATCCCTAGAGCTTCGGGTTATTCTCCGATTATACTCACAAGCACAGGCGAAGGCAGAACCATTGCCGCGCTTGGTGACTCAATAACGGTTGGCGTAGGTGAGACAGATGCTAAACCAGGTTGGTTTTGCCGCTTAACTAAAAATGCTTTTGCGAACACTGATTACTTTGCAATGATAAATTGCGGTATCGGCGGCTCTAAGATAGAGATAGCCTCGGACCCAGTTTATCAGCATTATTTACAGTACGCGAATGAGGCGGTAATAGCATTCGGCACTAACGACTTCTCCACTTCTGGAAATTCGGAAACAGCGGTTTCAATGGGTGGAAACTACGAAACTTTAATTAGTGAATTGAGGGAGATTGGTTATGCACGAATAATTGCACTGTCTACATTACCAAGAACCACTTCTAGTGATAATTGGCGCACGGTTGAAAATCAGACGCCACTTAGCGGTTGGGATTCACTCACAGACGAAACGTATGTGTTTGCTAAAAACCTCGAAACTTACGTGCCTAGCGCCGACGAAACAATGTATATAACAAGCGTCAGAGACTCTGGAGACGAATTTAAGTGGGTTGTTGACGGCTCATACAGGTACGCGGTTGAAGACGGTACGCACCCTTCGGAGGGTGGTTATGAATTAATGGCGCAAGAGGTTTATTCAGCCGTAGTTGATATAGCGCCAACTGTATCGGCAGGCCCAGACATAACACCAACCGAAGGTGACGCAGTTACGCTATCGGGCGCGACGGCTAGCAACTTTGATTCGTTGCAGTGGACTTGCACGACAGGGCAAACACCAACATTCTCAGACGCAACAGCGTTAAACCCTACTGTTACGTTTAACGAAGCGGGATTGCACACGCTACAACTAACAGCGACTAACACAGGAGGCAGTACAAGCGATACGCTGAATGCTGATGTTCAAGCTATTCCTAATGTAGGGCCTACCGCAAACGCAGGCGCAGACCAAGCCAGCATAACAGCGGGCGACACAGTAACGCTTGATGGCTCAGGCTCTAGTGATTCAGATGGCACGATAGTTAGTTACGCATGGGCACAGACAGCAGGTGATACAGCAGCGCTATCAGATGCAACGGCTATTAGTCCAACGTTTACAGCGCCAACGACAGGCGGCGCACAGACGCTAACTTTCCAACTAACTGTTACTGACGATGGTGGCTTGACTGCTAGTGATTCAGTAGATGTACAGGTAAATGCACAAGTGATAGAAAGCACACTAAACGCAACGCTAACGGGTATTCCTGATGGCACGTATAAGACACGAGTTATTGACACAGATAGCAATACAATGCTATTCCTTGGCGATAAAGCATGGTCAAGTGAAGCGGCAACGTTCACATTAACCGATGTTGCAGTAGGTACAAACGTTGAATATTACGCGCACGACGACACTAACGCGGGGCTTGATGTGGGAGTAACCGAATGATATTAGGTCAATGGGGCACGCTTGGAGTGTTTGGGGCTAAGACTCCAGCGCTCACAGCGTTTACAGTTTACAACGATAGAAACATCACTTATCGCATAACGGGCAACGACTTATTTCGTGCGCCCGCTAAGGTAGGTGGCGTTGATGTGTTTTCGATAACGCTAACAGATTGGCTAAACGGTGAAAGCATTGACAACGCGATTGTAACCGCGCCAGATTTAACGTTAAATGGCAGCCTAGTTGATAACACTCAAGATGCTATTGGTGTATCGATAACGGGCTTATCAAAAGGTCGCTACCCTGTGCACTTTTCCTGGTCAACGGCATCAGGCAGAGGTGATTGTATGACAGGATATATTGACGTGCGGGAGTGTTAAATGAGCTATAAAGACCTAATAAAACCGCGCACAATGGCAGTGTGCAAAAAAGGGGAGTATGGTGGCTCGCCACGCTACACGCCCGAGGAATTTGAGCAATTGGTTGATGGGTATATTGAGGAGTGTAACGAGCTTCAAGAGATACCCACTATGATGCATTTTGCGATGACCATTAAAATAAGTCGTGAGCAGCTGTATAAATTCTATGGTACAGATGAGCGATACAAGAATGGTTATGCACAACTAGTCTCATGCCGTGACGGTATACTTGAACACAGAGCGCTTAACCCACAAGAAAACGAGCGCAGAAGTCCGACTATGATGATATTTGCGTTGAAGCAAATAGGGTGGACGGATAAGCAAGATGTTAACCATACAAGTAGTGACGGTTCGATGAGTCCAAAAGGTAAAACCCTTGATGACTTTTACGCCGACGCTGACGATTAATGTATAAGCTAAACCCTAATCTCGAATCATTTTGGAGAGCGCGCAAACCTTACAAGGTATTAAAGGGCGGACGCTTCTCATCTAAGACGCAAGACGCGGGTGGAATGGCGGCATTCTTAGCCCGCAACTATTCAGTAAAATTCCTTTGTATACGCCAATTCCAAAACCGTATCGCTGACAGCGTTTACACGGTCATTAAAGAAAAGATTGAACAAGCAGGCTGGGAAGATGAGTTTGATATAGGCGTGTCAACTATACGCCATAAAAAGACAGGCTCAGATTTTCTATTCTATGGCATGGCCCGCAACATTAACGACATCAAAGGAACGGAAGGCGTTGACGTTTGTTGGATAGAAGAAGGAGAGGCGCTAACCAAAGAGCAGTGGGCAGTTATTGACCCCACCATACGAAAAGAGGGCAGCGAAATTTGGTTGCTATACAACCCACGCTTTCAGTCTGATTTTGTGCATTCTGACCTACCTGCTTTACTTGGTGATGATTGCACAATACGCCATATCAACTACGACGAAAACCCGTTTCTATCTAAAACAGCTAGAGCTAAAGCCGAGCGGTTAAAAACGGCAGATTACGACGAATACAAGCATATTTACCTAGGCGAAGCATTAACAGATGATGATAGCGTTATCATTAAACGGTCATGGCTTGACGCGGCTGTCGATGCGCATATTAAGTTAGGCGTTAACCTAGACGGCGAGCGTCGCATAGGGTACGACGTTGCAGACAGTGGCGCAGATAAAAACGCTGACGTATTAGCCGTGGGTAACGTGATAACCAGCATCCGCGAATGGAAAGGTGAAGAACATGAGCTATTCAATTCATGCACTAAGGTCTGGCGATTGGCGCAGGATAACCAGGCGCATGTGCAGTATGACTCTATCGGCGTGGGCGCTGGGTGTGGCTCAAACTTTACCAATCTAAACAAGGCCGAACATGGCTCGCATAAAGGCTCTGATGGGTTATACACGAAATATACAGCGTTTAATGCAGGCGGCGCGATTGATAACCCCGAGGGCAAATACCGCGAAGGCGTTAAGAATAGAGACTTTTTCAGCAACATCAAAGCACAGGCATGGTGGACGATTGCAGACCGATTGCGCGAGACCTACAACGCTGTAAACGGCGAAGACTACGACCCGTCAAACATTATCAGTATATCTAGTGAATGCGACCATGTGCAGCAGCTTATAAAAGAGTTGGCAACACCTAAGCGTCATTTTGATGGTAAGGGTAAGGTTAAGGTTGAATCAAAAGAAGACTTGGCCAAGCGCGATATAAAATCGCCTAACTTAGCAGATGCGTTTATTATGGCGCTATGGCGCTCACAACCTAAAGCCTCTAGCGGCATCCTAGTACCTTCGCGTAAACGCTGATACAATAGCCATATTAACCTTAACAGGCGCACAGCATCATGGAACAACGAACACAGTTAACTATCAACGCATTAGCAGACCGCGTAACCAGTAATCTACGCGACATTTATTT